CTATGCCAACATTTGAATTTTGGAGACCTCCCGGAGAATGTCTTCTGCATCAAGGTGCGTGTAGTGTTTATCTGCGGTCTTGATATCGGTATGCCCCATCATGCGGCAGAGGAGCTGCGGTGTGACGCCTGCTTTTACTGCTTGGGTAGAGAAGGTGTGGCGGCAGTTGTAGGGTGTCATATCATCGTCGGCACCGATCTCAGCCATCAGCTCATTGAAGTCACGTTTTTGAAAATTAACAGAAGAACGGTTGCCATCGTAACCGTCAATCAGGCGGCTCCGACCGGAAGCACGTGCTTTTTCCAATAGCTCCCGATAGGCATCCCTGCCGATCTCCGATATAGGAATCACCCGAAGCTGCACTTCTTTTCCTTTCTTGGCTTTAGATCCGGCAATGAAATAATTCTCATAGCAGTTCTGGATTTTAACATTAAAAAGCTCGATCGTCCGGGCACCGGAGGCGATCAGGATCAGGGCGATAGGCCGGGCCCGTGAGGTTGCGGCCTGAATTGCCTTTATCTGCTCCTCTGTGAATGGTTTCTTTACATTCTTTTGTTCGGCGGTCGTCTTCACATTTTTAGAATGATTCTGATTAACGATCCCCTCATCCATTGCCCATTTGGAAAGCTGGCCAAAGAGCTGCTTGAGCTTTTCACAGGTGCTTTTGGCTTTGCCAGACTCTTCCAAGGAAAGAAGTACCGAGGTAAAGTCAGATTTTCGCAGTGTCCGGAATTTTCGATTATGCAGGCTCTTGGACTGATTGAAGGCCGCTGCGTAGCAGGCCATCTGGTTTTTGGATACCTCCCGGGCGTGGACGGGCCGCCAGAGTTTGTAAATCTGAGCAAATGTCAGATTATATTTGTCGTTTATATTGTCGTCGGTGATGCGTTCCAGCGCCTTCTGAGCCTCTGCATAGGTCTTATACGAACCAATAAAGATATTGTTTCGCTTTGCGCCCCAGGGCTTTGACCGATTACCCGGCATTTTGTAGATCGTGCCGGATCCGTTGGCACGCTTTCGATGTTTCCTTGTTTCTGGGGTTTGCTTCTTTCCGCAAAGAGGGCAGAATAGCGCACCCTCAGGGAGGGTAGCTTTGCATTTAATGCAGTCCATAAAAATACTCCTTTCCTGGATTCGCAAGCGCTTGCGAATCCGGTTGACAAGGAGCACTCTGCCGTGGTATTATAAATGGGCAGACTGCTCCTGCTTGTGGTGAGTGAGGGGGTTTGTATTTGCCGTCCGGGTGTTGGTAGCACCCGGGCGGTTTTTTTGTTATACATAGCCAATTTTTACGCGAACGCTATTGTGCTCAGTTTCTTTAATTATCTTTCCTTCGGCGGTAATGATCTTGTAATCACCACCACCAATGAATCCGGAGATATACTTGATACTTCGGTTATTGAGTATATCAAGTATGCGTTGATTATCATCACGGGAAATATACCCCACAAGCTCGCCGGCAAAATACACGGCAACGGCATTTTTGTCGTTAGGGTTATTTGGCTCAGGAATCAACTTCACAGGTTTGTTTACATAATTGTAGCGATATATAGGTTTACCGACTAAATCTTTAGCAGAAGCGGCGGCAACAGTTGTGTTCCATAATGGATTTTTGCAGGCCAACTTTTCAATGTTTTCTGTGTAATAGTTGACGCCAACGAGAGAAAAGGACTCAGTGATCAGGGGGCTGCTACTGGATTGGTGTTGGGGGTCATTGTCTTTTGCTGAAGAAAATACTTTGGGTAGTAACTTTTTACGCAACCCCCAAAAAATCAAACCCAAACCTATCAGTATTACAACTATACTGATTAGGAAGTCAGAGAAGAGTCGACTGATTCCGGCGGTAATGAAAATGGCTCCGACAATAATAAACCAAATCATAGAAACCTCCTTAGCGGATCGTGCTGGTGAAGGCAACGGCCTTACCCAGAATACGTACTGTGTTCATTTCTTCGCCCCAGTAAACGAGGGGACGGTACTGGGGATTCTCAGGTTCAAGGGAAATGTGATCACCGTAGAGCCGTACCCGCTTTAATGTGGCCTCACCATCAATCAGCACGGCGGCGATCTGTCCATTTTCTACGGTGTCCTGCTGCCGGATATAGACCACATCACCGTCAAAGATCCGGGCATTGATCATACTGTCACCCTTACATATTAGTGCGAAGGTGGCGCTGATGTGGCGGGGGAGATCGATGTATTCCTCAATGTGCTCCTCTGCAAGAATCGGAGCGCCGCAGGCAATGGTGCCAATTAGGGGCACTTTTTGCATTTCTGGCATAGGGATGATTCCTGCGGGGAGCTGATGACCGATATATACAGCTTGTTCTGCGTCTAGCATTGCAATTAAATCGTTAAAGTCAACTCCGGTAGCGATTGCAACTCTTTTTATGACATCAAGAGAAGGAATGGCCGCCTTGCCGGTAGAGGGGTTATGGTTGCGCTCTAAAATGGAAATATAAGCTTTGCTAATGCCGGTTCGTTGTGCAAAATCGTCCATACTGCATTTGTGAGAAAGACGATATTCTTTGATATAGTCACCGAGGGTCATAGGGAAACCTCCTTGTAATTGTCAACTATACTATACAACGCAAAAAAACAGCTGTCAAGAAAAAATTGTAAAATATACTTGACAAAAATTGTCTAGTATGCTAGACTGCAAGAAAAGGAGGTGCGTTAAATGCAATATAAAATCAAAGAGTTCAGACAGATTCTTAATATGTCGCAACAGAAATTGGCAGAGACGGCAGGGGTTTCCAGAGCTATTATTTCTGGCTTGGAAAGCGGAACAATTGAGGTAACAACCACTGAGACATTGATAAAGATTGCCCGTGCGCTGAATAAGAAGGTAAGCGATATTTTTTTAGACTGAATGTCTAGTAAACTAGACAACCTCACTCACCATAAGTATTACGAAAGGAGCGTAAATATGGCTAAGCAAAAATTGACGATGACTATTCTGGATGTTTATCACGCTATGCGGGAAGCGGGGATCTCTACCAGTCCCACGCGGATCTCCGCAGGTATTGCATCCGGTGCCTATCCCTTTGGAAAGGTAGTGGCCACCGGTAAAACCGGTCGGCGGACGGTGGAGATTTATCGTGTTGACTTTGAAGCGTGGCTGGTGACCAAAACTCCAGGGGCGGCGGCAATGCCGGCATCCAATGTGATTCCCTTTGCCCGCAGCAGTTAAGGAAATGTGCTTATGGCTGAGAGCAAATCAAAGCTGACAGAGGAGCAGAGGAAGCTGCTTGTCAGGAAGGGGTACATCCCGGATCAGTATGAGGTGTTATATGACCTGCCCCGTACGATGATCATCCGAAATATTTTGACGAAGAAGCCAGCGGTTATTTTTAGGGACTGATTCACAGGCGAATGTGATTGTCCTTCTTACGGCGGCAATATGGGGACAAGGCGACAGTGCCGGTTCAAATCCGGCGGTCCCCAAAAATGAAAGGAGGTGTCGCAGCAAAAAGTGAAGATAGTTACCGCTATTATACTTATCTCTGCATTTACGATCCTGCGGCACCTGCCGTACGCTGCATTTGGAATGCGGATTGCCACACCAGTGTGCGTACTGGTTCGCAATGACATTCTGGACTGGTATCCAACCGGTTTTACTTAGTTCCCCGGCGGCTAGTGAAAACCAATAGTAACAAATAGCTTTTAAGAAGCAAAAGCCCGCCGCTTCTGTAGGCGGCGGGTGATATGGGCGGGAGGTGCTTTGGAAAGCACGCTCGATGCACTGCGAGAGGTTATCGGTTCGATTCCGGTCCTGCCCTCCAGCAGCGGTAACGCTGCTCGTCCTTTCTGTCTATACAAGCTGCAGTCCGTAAGAAGCAGCTCGCCGCCCTGCGTCTCCTCCCTTGAGCGTGGGTCACCGCCCTGCGCCTCCCCCTTGAGCGTGGGTCGCCGCCCTGCTCCTCCATCTTGAGCGTGGTCGGTGCTCCGGCTGGAATGCCGGCAGGACAAATATGGGAACAACGGAGAGTCGCGACGGATGCGCGGCGCCGGTTCAAGTCCGGCAGTTCCCACCAGTCTGCCTTCAGGTAGACCTCCTTATGTATTCTTGGGTTTGGGTGCTGAATGTTTGACCTCATTGCATTTGGCGGGAGTTGACCGGAGACGGTGCGACATAGTGGGATCGGAGGGGATCCCACAGGAAGTGTATTACACTCCGTAGAGGAGTTGAAATAAAAGGAGGATTTTTCTATGAGTCAACAGGAATTTGAGCGGACGGATCAGGAGGTTATGGACCTGGTCAACGGTGTAGCGCCCACGGAAACAGCGGGTACTGCAGAGGAGCTCAGCGGTCCGTCTCCGGAGGAGCTCGCATTGGCTGAAGCCGAAAAGCGTTGCCAGGAAGAAAAGGCAAAGGAGGAAAAGCGGATGAAGGCATTTGTCCGCAAGCAGAAGATCAGGGATGCCCTTGGGATTGCAAGCTGTGTGCTGATCGCGATCCTTCTGCTGTTGTCGATGTATGTGCCGGACTTCCTGGTCTATGTTGTTAATCTGGGTGTTTTGACCTGTGGCATTGTGGTGGCAATTATCATCGACCGCAAGACGAGGTGGTTCTGATGGCAACTGTAAAATTTGCTGATCCAAATTGGAGCCAGAAGCTGATCGCAAGAGCGGTTGGCCTGGATCCCGCCAGTGTCGTGGTCAGGCTCGATTCGGATGATACCATCGTGCTGCTGGAGCATAAAACCCGGGCGGAGTACATCGTTAACAAGACAACCGGTAAGGTGACTGCGGGGTAGGAGGAAGTATGGTAATCAACGAGAAGGGCCTGTGCGCTGCAATGAAGGATGCCTTTAAAAAGAAGAGCACCGGTTACAAAGTGGCGGCACAGCTCAAAGATGAATACACCGAAGAGATTGTTCTCACCGGACCTGGTTGGATGGTTATCATAACCAGAGAGAACGCACCCAGGAAGGTGATGGGACTGATCGTGGAGCATCTGGGAGACCTGCCCAAAGTAGGGGAGGCGTACCAGGTACAGGACAAGCAGACCCAGGCGGAGATCTTCGACATTGCAGTACCTGCCACACCTAATCCGGTACCGGGAGCCACGGTAAAGCGGACCAATTTGGCATACCAAGGCTATCAGATCTGGCAGCGGACAGACAATTATGCGGTGTATATGATATCGCCGGTACTAGAAGATCTTCTGGACAGCTTCGGAATTCCGGTGACCCTGACTGACAACGGTATGCTCTATGCGGAGGGACTGGTCAGCCGCCTGTATATACTGCCGTTGCAGGTGATGCAGAATGAGCTTGCTGCATTGAACCATTTGGCAAAGCTCCAATGGGTATAAAAAGACGGTGCCCCCACCGACCAAAGTTTGGGCACCGTACAATTTACAAACCAGCCCGAATGGGGCCGTGTACTTACAGTATAGCACACGGCCTCGTTTTTGGCAATACAAAAAAGGAGGTCATTTTATGACATTTATGAAACCGTGGGCTATGCAGGCTATAGAAAAGCTGGAGAAGGAAAAGGCAAAGGTCAGCGGACAGAAGGAGACTGCAATGTCCGCTGCCGTGCTGGCAACACTGAAGGACTTCTGCGGACAGGACGAGGAATTTGCACAGGCCATCGTGCAGGGCGGCAGCTTTGCGGATTGTATGAAGGCAGTTGCCAAAGGTGTCGGTAACAGTATTTCGGATCTTGATGCCTATAAGAAGGCAGTTAAATTCTACTTCCCAGGCGCTAAAGTCAAAATGCAGCTGACAATTGACCTGATCGGCGATGCCGCCGACAAGACCGCATCTGAAAAACCGTCCACCGGCGGCGGGTTGGTACTGGATTTCTCCAGCATCTTGTGAGGTGCACGATGCTGATCAAAAAAGAATTGGGAACAATACCGCTGCTGTCGATCCCAAAGGTAAACGGCAACAATAAGGCGGAGTATGTGACAGCTTCAGAGATTGTGAGCCTGCCAAGGTCAGGTGCTGTACTTGTGGCGGATGTTTACAAGCGTAAGGATGATACGCTATTTGCCCGCTTCTTCTCTGATGGGATTAATTATACTTGCTGTGCTAAGTGGCCTGCTGAAAGCTGGACACTGGAAAACCCTGCGTGCTACTACTACGGGTACAGAAACAACTATAGCAGGTACGAAGATACCCAGCAGGCAGAGCAGTTCCTTGGTAAGAAAGAAAAAGAATCGTGGAGATCTCAAGGCGTCCTTGCGGTTATAGATGCATTTATTTCAGATCTGAATGCGGAAAGAAGGCTCCAGGCGCAGCACAGAAAAGAGGAACTGCAAGAGGCACATTTTGCTATGTTTCCGGAATTGCCCACTGATCTGGATGTGTTTTGTGAAGAGACTGTGTTTGAATTTGGATACATATTCTTCGGAAAGCTGACGAAAACAGGGAGACGGTATGGTGTCTGCGGACACTGTGGAAAAAATTTCAGACTTCCCCGGGATGTTAAGCAGAACCAGCAAACAGTTTGTCCAAAGTGCGGAAGGGCATCTCTATATAAGGCTAAGTGGAGGACACCCGGCATTGAAGACACTGCAAAGATCTGTGTGGCGGCCAATGTTGAAGGCCAACTGCTGTTACGATGGATGCATATTAACCGTTTATTTACGGCTTCCAATGGGAATCGTCAGTACCGGTTTACCGATTATGCATACAATCTGTATCTTTGCGACAAATCAGGAAGAAAAACGATCTATGCCTATGGCGTGACTCCTGTGCCTTATTACGGTTGTAGCGACTGGAAACGATTTCGGAACGGCACCCAAAATTTCAGTGATACTTATGTATACACCAACAACCTCGGTGAGGTATTTGGAAGCAATTATTACAATGTGGATCTACAGGCGGGTCTTGCCGGGATGAAATCACCTATATGTTTTACGGCATTATTGAACAACCTGAAGGATACACCGGAGGCGGAATACCTGTTTAAAATGAAATTACCCCTGCTTGCAGCGGCTGCCGGTGTGCTCTCCCGAAGTAAGAGTCAAGATAAAAACGGTTTTTCTCAACTCCTTGGAGTGAGCAAGCAGCTGTTGCCCCTGTACCAAAAAATGTGCGTTTCTTACGATGAACATATGCAGATCAAGGCATACGGAAAGTGGATCTCCGAAGAGGAATTTTTGCAATACAGGAATCTAAGGATGACCCACCACGAGCATTATGAGGCCAGGCCGGTATTGGAGAAAATGTCCTTTGGTAAGTTTGTTCGGTATTTCAACAAGCAGGTAAATGTGACAAAAAGAAAGATGCATTTCCTGCTGATCCAGTACGAAGATTATTTAAATATGGCAAAGGATATGGGAATAGATATTTCCAGAAAATCCCTGCGGTATCCGGATAATATCTGCCAGGAACACGATGCGGTGCTCGTTGAATTCAATAAGCTGAAGTTCGAAAAAGAGAACGAAGCATTTGTGAATGCGGTCAAGCCTATTTATGCCGCTTTACCGGTGCAGAGCTTCTCAAACGGACAATTCTCCATAGTGCTTCCGCAACTCAGGTCAGATCTGACGGCAGAGGGACAGTCTCTTGGGCATTGTGTAGGTGGTTCTCACTATTCAGACGATCATATGAAAGGTACAAGAATGATTTTCTTTGTCCGTCGCACTGAAAAAATCGATAAGCCGTACTTTACATTGCAGATCGATATGGAGAAAGGCTTTATTATTCAACTTCACGGTCGGGGTAATTGTAACGCTCCGGTAGAGGTACGAAAATTTGCGGAATCGTACTTAAAGGCAATCATCCCTGCAAGAACGAAGAACAATAGGAGGAAAACGGCGTGAGTGAAATTGTTGTAGTGGATTATCAGCGACAGCTGACGGATGTGACCCGGGATATTCGTATCAAGACCGGGCAGTTTCTTTTGGATGCAATTGAAATTGGTCGCCTGCTTCACGAGGCAAAGGCTATGGTACCTGCCGGCGGCTGGATGCAGTATGTAGAAAAGGAGCTTCCTTTTTCTCAGTCCTGGGCAAATAACTATATGAGGCTTTATTCTGAATACGGCAGTGATCAGCTGTCAATTTTCGGGAATTCACAGGCGACTGCGAGACTGAGCCCCACGCAGGCACTGGAGCTGCTCGCCCTGCCGGCAGAGGACCGGGAGCAGTTTATTGAGGATAATGATGTGGAAAATATGTCCACACGGGAACTGAAACAGGCGATCCGCGAGCGGGACGAAGCGATCCGCGCCAAGGAAACTGCAGAGGAGGCGCAGAGAGAAGCAGAGAGCGCAGCCAATGATGCAGTGGATCAGGCGGTAAATGCCGAAAAGAAAGCAAAAGAGGCAGATGCTGCACTTGAGAAGCTTCGCGGTGAACTGACCCAGGCTAAGGCATCCAGCGAGTCTGCCGCGCAGAAGGTCGAAAAGCTGACACGGCAGCTTACAAAAGCAAAGGAAAATGAGCAGGCCGCCAAGACAGCACTGGAAAAAGCCAAGGAAAACCCGGAGATTCCGGAGGCGGTTATGGAGCAGATGCGCCAGCAGGTGGCGACGGATGCGGCAAAGGCTGCTACGGAAGACCTGCAGAAACAGCTTGATGCTGCTGTAGCTGCGCAGAGCAGTGCCGAAGCGGCAAAAAAGGAAGCGGAGCAGAAGCTGGAGGCGGCACAGAAGGCCCTGAAGCTGGCAAACCCTGAGGTGGCGGTGCTGCAGGAAATGACAAAGCGCCTCCTGAGTGAGTTTAACAGCGTGAATGCCCAGCTCCTCCAAGTGCTGCAGACAGATCCGGAGAGCGGTGTGAAGCTGAAACAGGCCATTCTCGGAACGATTGACCAGATGCGCGGTATGATCGCCGGCGATGGCTGAGATGTTTTTCTTTGATAATGAGCCGGTATGGCGGCGGTATGTTAACGAGTTGGGACTGCAGAAGGTGATCGATCACCTGAAAGCCGGTGGACATCCCTGCGAATGGCCGTTGAAGGTGGCAGATCCGGAAGACAAGCTAACCTTCTTTCTCCCGCTGGGGAAAGGCTTTCGGTGTTATGAATCACCATGCCCTTATTATGAGGGTTATTATCTGGACGGTCTTTACGGCGCCGTAAAGTGTAAAGGCTGTCCGGATCTGCTGCCGGGTACGGTCTGTGATACGATGTGCCGTCGGGAATATACCGCCTGTCCCTTTTACGGAAAGGAGAAGCTATGAATCATATATGCAGCTGTACATATTTCCGGCCGGCGGAATGTACACACTATAAACACCCGGAGAAGGAATGCTGGTTTTTGAAACAGCGCCTTGCCGGCAAGGGCGAGACCAACGGTGAGCATATTCGCCGGATGATCTCTACAGATATTGGTTTGGCGATGGTGCTGATCCAACGCGCCAGAACGGATGAAAGGCAGGACCTCCATAAGCTTTGGTGCGACAACAAAGGCAGTTGCCTGCAGCACCCGGATGAATGCCGGGAGGAATGGTTAATACACTGCGTCCTCCGCTGGCTCCGGTCAGATGCTACAGACAAAACGGAGGTGCTTTGATTATGATTGATGACATTTGGCGTCCGGCAGAGCGGAATGTTACGGTTTGTGCTAAATGCGGAAGAGAAGGATTGAAAAGGAATATGAGCTCTCTCTACATAAAGGCAGATACATACAGTCCAATGCGGATCCTTTCCAATTTACCTAGCATTCTCGCTTCAGGCAAACGGATCCTGTTGAATGTCGTGGAGGGAATCCGCACAGCTTCTCCGGAAATTTTGCAATCTGCTGGAGATGCTGTTGGGATGCTCCTGTCTGTACTTATACAGAATTTGCCGAATATTTTGGTGGCAGGATTCGATATGATTGTAAGCTTGGCGACAGGTCTCCTTGAAGCGACACCTGAAATCAGCGTTGTTGCCGAAACGGTAATAGAAGCATTGTGGGGTGCAATAGAGGGGATAGATTGGCCGAAGCTTGGCAAGGACATTATCAACGGTTTGATCAATGGCATTGGCATTATGGGAAATGCACTTTGGAGTGCAGCCAAAAAAATTGCAAAACTCACGATTGATGCCATTAAAACCACGCTGGGAATTGCATCTCCATCTAAGGTTATGAGAGATAAGATCGGCAAGTGGATCCCTCCGGGCGTGGCGATTGGCGTCAAGGCTAACACAAAGCCGCTCACAGATGCAATGCGCGATTTGTCGGATCTAACGGTAGATTCTTTTCATACCGATATGAACATCGCTGGTGCTCTTTCCGGTATGGCATCTAACCCGGTTTCTGTCGGGAAAAGCGTAAATAGCTATAAATCTAATGACATCACTGAACGAATCCTTCTGGTCTTGGAGAATATCGAGGATACCAACAGTGCAATTTTGCAAAACACAATGGCGATGCTTAAGGAAATTCTGGAGGCGGTACTTGGCATCCACATTGGAGACAGTGAAGTATTTGAAGCTGTTGAGCGATATCGCACAAAAAGAAAGGTTTTAACGGGAGGTGCAGAGTGATAAATGAAACGGGCATTGCTTGAAGATTTTCGAGTTGATGGAAAAGGAATGCTTGATCCTGATGAAGGAATAACTTTGGGCTTTTCTGATATCGAGGCGGATTCTGCAAGAGACGAATCAGGTTTTTTGCACAGGATTTTGGCAAGAAGCGATGTGCGAACCTGGGGGTTTTCCTATGCCGCACTGACGGAGGAAGAGTATTTTTATATCCGTGATTTGTTTAAAGGAAAAACTGACTTTGAGCTTGAAATCACGGATAAAGAAGGGAACACGCAAAGCATCAGGTGCTATTGTGCAAAGAAAAGCGTGTCCTATTACAACAAACGACAGGCTTTGTACAAGAATATGAAGCTTGAGATTGTAGAATGCTGAAGAATGAACGCCACCCTGCTTTCAACAGCGTGGCGTTCTATTCAATTGTTGGGAGGTGGAATACAGTGCTAAAGACAATAATTGTGCTGGAAGATGGAACTGAGATATGTTCCGGGGCAGGAACAAACGATGCAGTTCAGCAAGCAAAGATAACTGAGAGAGTTAACAGCAACACGGAGTTGACACTGGGTTCTGCTTGCGCCAATATGTTTGAAGCGCGGATTATTGCCCCGGGTGGAAATTTGAGAATTGAAGCCGGGACGGAATTAACCGTGTATAAAATCGACGATAATGCGCTGCGGCACAAAGTGGGTATGTTTACGGCTGAAAAACCCACGCGCCAAAGCGCTAATATTATAAATATTACTGCCTACGACAGAGTGAGCTGGCTGGACAAGGATCTTACACAGTGGCTTGCGGGGCTGAACGGGTGGCCGTATGCATTGATTGACTTTGCGGTTATGGTTTGTGATGCCTGCGGCCTGACACTGGTAAATGACACGATCCCGAACGATGGTTATCCTGTGCAGCGCTTTTCTGCAGATGGTATAACCGGCCGGCAGCTGATGCAGTGGATTGGAGAAATTGCCGGAAGGTTCTGCAGAGCAACGGTTGACGGTAAAATCGAGTTTGCATGGTACACACCGGCGGAGATCTCTCTGGGAGCGGCCCAAAGAAGTGCGGTAGAAATATCCTATGAAAACGGGAATCTAAACCTTAATGTTGAGGGTGCAGAGATAACTGAAGAGGAAGGTGGCATCGTCATTGACTCTGAGTATTTGGAAATAACCGATGACGGGCAGGGCAATGCAACCCTCATTGTGAACAACGCTGTCCTGACACAGTATTATTTCCAAAACGGATTATCCTATGAGGACTATGCTGTTGCACCAATTGAAAAGGTCCAGCTGCGGCAGAATGAGGAAGATGTGGGAACGGTTTACCCGGATGTACCAGAGGAGGTCAACACTTACATCATCACCGGGAATTATTTGCTGACTGCAGGCACAGCAGATGATTTGAAACCTATTGCACAAACACTGTATGAACACTTGAAAGATGTGACCTACACACCCTGCAAAGTAGCTATGCCTGCAGGTCTTTCTATTAAAGCGGGTAATACGGTGATGATCACCGACAAAAATGGAAAAACGATTACCGCATATGTTATGACCAGGACCCAGTCAGGGCAGAAGGACACCCTGGAATGCACAGGATCTGCGCGCCGTGATTGCAGTACAGCAGTAAATAATCAAAGCTACAAGGCTCTGACCGGTAAGGTTTTGAATTTGCGCACGGATGTGGAAGGGATAAAGGCTGAAAACAAAGACACGAGCGGTCGGGTTACCAAGCTGCAGATGGATATTGCGGGCATTAGAACGCAGGTTGCTCAACAGGAAAGTACTGCTGATGGACTGCAGAAGCGCCTGACATCCGTCGAACAAAGCGCAGAGGGGATTGATCTTGCAGTAAAAAGCATCCAGGAGAACGGCGTTGATAAGGTAACAACGGAAACCGGTTACTCGTTCTCTGATAACGGACTGATCATTAGCAGATCCGGTGAGGAAATGAAAAACCGAATGGATCACACCGGTATGTATGTGGAGAGGTCCGGCGAGGTGATACTGCAGGCAAATAATAAAGGCGTGGTGGCAAAAGATGTCACAGTCCTAAATTATTTGGTGGTTGGCAATCACGCCCGGTTTGAGGACTACAGCGACGGAACAGATACGAAAAGAACTGCGTGTTTTTGGATAGGGGAGTAATCTATGGACTTAATAACAAAGGATTATTCGGTAACGGGAATATCGAGCGGTGGAGGCATTACATACACATACATCTTGAGAGTCACTGAAAACAGCGTTGATCCGGAGAAAAATACCTCAGATGTTACAGTGCAGGCAATTCTGAAGCAGAACTACAGTGGGACTGCTTTTGCCTATTGGGGTACAGGAGTTTCCTGTACCATCAACGGTGAAGAAATCTTTTCAGATTATAAACAGAGAAGGCTGAGCGGAACATTTGAGACAGTGTACTACACTTGGAATGGTGTTGTTGAGCATAACAATGACGGTAGTAAAAGCCTGACAGTCGGCGGCAAGATTTGGCAAAGTGAGTACGCGAACTTTTCACCGCCTCCTATGACGATCGAGGAGAGCGAAGAAGATGCGTTGGAACTGACTACCATCCCGCGATCCAGCTTAATATCTGCAGGTGATGCTGATATTGGATCGATGTCAACGGTGATCATCTCCAGAAGTGTGCCTGAATTTACACATAGCATTGCGTATGAGTTTGGTGATCTCTCCGGATACATTGGTGCAGATGGAAATCCTACTGATTCGGCGGCAAGACTGACAGAAACAACTCTGGCGTTCAATTTGCCGATGTCCTTTTACGAACAAATCCCGAACGATAAATACGGAGTGTGCACACTGACCTGCCGTACCTTCTTGGAAGATACGGTTATAGGAGAAGGCAAGAGTTGCTCGTTCAAGGTAAGAGCAGTTCAGGAAGAGTGCGCTCCGGTCGTTACAGGTACAGTTGTAGATGTAAATCAAACAACAAAAGAACTGACCGGTGAAGGTGAGCCAACAATTGTGCGATATATGTCAGAGCTGCTGTGCACGATCGATGTGACAACAAGAAATAGTGCAGGCGGGATTGTCAGTAAAAAAATCAATGGCGTTGAGATTGAAGGGAATACATACATCATTGAAAACCCACAGATCGGACAGGTGCTTTTTGAAGCTACAGACAGTCGTGGGTATCCCGGGAGTTGTTCTCTGATGCTTCCTGTCGTGCCGTATATCTGCCTTACCTGCAATGCCAGCGTGAAACGCACAGATCCGACTAGCGGAAATGCGGTAATCACCATAGAACAAAGTGAGTTTTTTAAAGGCTCTTTTGGTGCAGCGGACAATGCGCTGAAAATATGGTATCAGATCGGAGACGGTGAGCCGGTGGAGATTTTGCCGGAAATCGGTGAAGATGGAGGCTATACAGCTCGCGCAGAGGTTGAGGGCCTGGACTATAGAAAAGCCCATACGATCAATTTGTGGGCGGAAGATGCCTTGATGCGCGTGCCTAAAACACTGCCAGTCAGGAAGGGTATTCCGGTTTTTGACTGGGGAGAAGCGGACTTTGCCTTTAATGTGCCGGTAAAATTGAAGGAAGGTATTTCCGGAAGTAAACCGGCGGGTCTTGTGGCATATCCGGTAGGCGCTATTTATATGTCCATATATGATACTTCACCGGATGGGATATTCGGAGGAGCGTGGGAACCGTGCGATGTGATAGATAATCAATCGGTATATATGTGGAGGCGAACGGAGTGAGGAGGTTAAAATGCAAAAGATAAATACTATCACGATCAATGGGAGAGTTTGCAAGTTCAGTGATCCCGATGCGGTATCCTATGAGGAACAGAATCCAACGGATGAACAAAAGGAAAACGCGCGGAATAATCTTGATGTGCCGCAGGATGAAGCTCCTGTTGGTTCTGCTGTGTGGTCCAGCAAGAATATTGTGGACAAGCTGTGTCCCTCCCTTGAACAAAGCGGCACACTGGTGCAGTGTGAGCCTATAGATGGGTATCCGCTTGAGGTGACTGCATCCGGCGGCGGAGAATTCGTTGTGACCGCTTGCGGCAAAAATCTGTACGACAGAGAAAAATATCCTCTGTCGCCGGGAATGTATGTTTCGTCATCAGGTGCTACAACAGGATATACTAATGAGTCAAAATATGCTGCGTGTGAGCACTTCGTTCCCGTATCTCATCTGTGTGGCAAACCTATCACTTTGAATCACCCGCCTGCCGAAATCGGCGGCAGCGGACCTAGAATGGTATTTTACACAGAAGCGGCTATAGATTCGGTCATACCTAACATTAATACTAACGGTCACACTATTATCGTCCCCGAAGAAGCACACTATATGCGGTTTTCTGTGCCGAAAAATTATGTGGACGGGTCGCAGATTCAAATTGAAATCGGCAGCGTGGTTACGGATTATGAGCCGTACTTTGCCAACACTGCAACTGGATCTGACGGGAAGGCTGTTGTACTGGCGGCTAAGGGGTTGAATAATGTGTTTGCCTATTCCGGTGACAAGCCCGCGGAGATTACCGTGGCGGGAAAGGCTGACCCGGTGGCAGTCATCGAAAAATTGACAAATGCCGTCCTATCTCTCGGCGGCAACATTTAAGGAGGTTACAAAATGTTTTCTTTGAAGAATTTTATCAAGACCGGTCTGCTGGATGCTGTGGGCAAGATGGCAGATTATCAGGTCATCTTCAGCGCCGCCGGCTGGATGGAAAAAGGTGTCCTGGATGAAGCAGATCTTGCAGAGATCAATGCAAAGATCGAAGCGAAAAATGCTGTCGATACGGAGGTGGTGTAATTATGGGCTATACCGCAACTGAACTGGTAGCCATCGCCAGAGGAGAGATCGGCTATCTTGAGAAAAAGTCCAATGCGAATCTGGACAGCAAGACCGGCAATGCTGGCAGCAGAAACTATACAAAGTATGCAAGGGATCTTTATGCCGCCGGGTATTACAACGGTAACAAAAACGGCTTTGCCTGGTGCGAGTGTTTTAATGACTGGTGCCATTGGATTGCATCCAGCAAGGACCCTGAGCTGGCGCAGGCAATCATTTTCCAGACAGGTCCCTACGGCGCCGGATGCACCTGGTCTGCAAACTGCTACCGCAATGCCGGTAGATTTTTCAAGGACCCCCAAGTGGGTGATCAGGCATATTTCGGCACCAAGGGCAACGAATACCATACCGGCGTTGTATCCAGGGTAACCGATACCGAGGTCTACATTATCGAAGGTAATACCTCCGGTGCTTCCGGTGTTATTGCCAATGGTGGCGGTGTCTATGAGAAGCCGTATCCTCTTGGTGATCCGAGATTCTCGGGATTTGGTAGACCCAATTATGATGCAGAGCCGGACGAGCCTGCAGAGAGTTATTCCCTGGAGCAGTTTATCCGGGAGGTGCAGAAGGCCTGCGGCGCAGTCGTGGACGGTATCGCCGGACCGGAAACGCTCGGTAAGACTGTAACCCTGTCCGCAAGCAAAAACCGCAGACACGCAGCTGTAAAGGCTGTGCAGAAGCGCCTGCAGTCATTGGGTTATACGCAGGTTGGTGAGGCTGACGGCATCACCGGTCCCAAATTCACCGCAGCGGTGGTGGCATTCCAGGAAGACTACCGCTGCTGGGCAGACGGTGAGATCACCGCCCGGAACAAGACCTGGCGCAGGCTGCTGGATATGGATTAAGGGGGGCTGTATGTGGAAGTAATCGCTGCCATTATCGGCGGTTCCTGCGGAGCTGCCGTTGTGACGGGCATTTTTGGTGTGATTATGTTTTTCCTCAATCGCAAAGCAAAGAAGGAAGATAACTCAGATCAACTGCAAGCAGCCAACTGTTCTGCCCGGGCTGAGGAATTGCGCGAGTTGAAGCAGATGGTTGAGGTCCTGTTTGTGGCTGACAGAACCCTTCTGTACGATCGAATCAAGCATATCGGTAAAGCCTATATCGAGCGTGGATACATCACTGTCGAGGAGTTGGAGGATCTGACACTTATGCACAGCGTATACCACGACAAGGACAAACTCAACGGTAACGGATTCTTGGACGGGATTATGGAAAATGTGCACAAGCTGCCTTTGCACAGCAATTAATTAGAAGGAGGTACATATGAAAGAGCTTTTAAAAAACCTTGCCAACCTGGTGAAGGTGAAAACACTGGTTACCATCGCTGTGGTCGCCGTCTTTGTGGCGCTTGCCCTGCGCGGCAGCATCTCTGCCGATAATGTTATGATCATCACATCTATGGTTGTCAGCTTCTACTTCGGCACCCAGCACGAAAAGAAAACCAATGTATAATAATGCCCTCCCTGGACAATCAATCCGGGGAGGGCATTTTGCGTTTCATTTGAGGTTGTCAGCAAATTGTCAGCAAATCAAAAAAGAAAAATAAAAAAGTTCGAAAAACACCCCGAAAACAATCGTTTTCGGGGTGTTTTTTGGTGACCCGCTGGAGATTCGAACTCCAGACCCATTGCTTAAAAGGCAATTGCTCTGCCAACTGAGCTAGCGGGTCATATACTGAGAGGCTCGCAGGCGTTGCCTCTCAGCTTTTGGCTGGGATGGCAGGATTTGAACCTACGAATGCCAGAGTCAAAGTCTGGTGCCTTACCGCTTGGCGACATCCCAATGTAGCGTGCCCAGCGGCGGACACACGGGGTATTATAACACGGTTGGAACTATTTTGCAACAACTTTTTCTCTAATATGTATATGTTTTTTTGTTCTGTGCAAAAATGAAGAAAGAATGGGATGATCCGCCTGATTAACCGTGCTTTTTTTGCACAGAAAAGAGGTAGCTATGAATGAGAAAGAAGATATGAAGCGGCTTAGAAAGGCTTATAAAATGGAAAAGCGCCGCCTTGTGACACTGTGGAAGAGCCTTGCGATTCTGTGCCTTGTGCTTTGCCTGTTACTGTCTTCTGTCAGCGTGGTCTTTACTTTGTTTGACAATACTGTTGCGGCGTTTATGGGTCTGACCTTTTGGGAATTAAAAAATAAAGATCCCAATGCCAATTATTTTGAAATGGATTTTGCTGCCAGGGAAGAGATGTATGATTACGGTGACGAGATCTGTTATCAGGTAGAGGCGGAGGGTGCGGTCCTTCTTTTGAATAACGGCGCGCTTCCTTTAAGGAAGGGCGCACAGGTGAGCACCCTCTCCTCCAGCTCCGTAGATCTTGTATACGGCGGCACAGGCTCCGGCAATGTGGATGTCTCCAAAGCGGATAATTTAAAGGCGGCGCTGGAAAAATCCGGCTTTGGGGTAAATTCTTCTTTATGGGATTTTTATATCCGCGGAGAGGGTAAGGCTTACAACCGCAATGCAGGAGCAGGGGAGAGTGCCGTGCTGGCAGGACAGTCCAACATCACGGAGGTGCCGGTGGACAAGTATCCTGAGGCTGTCAAAAATTCCTTTTCTGCTTACGGAGATGCGGTCATTATCACCTTGTCCCGGGTAGGCGGTGAGGGGTATGATCTGGACTTTTCTGAGAACAATTACCTTGCCCTGGACGAAAATGAAAAGGAAATGCTGCAGTGGGCGGCAGATATGAAGGCTTCCGGGACGGTGAAAAGCCTTGTTGTACTTTTGAATACCTCCAATGCCCTGCAGGTGGATTTTCTGAAGGGAAACCCCTACGGCATTGATGCCTGTCTTTGGATCGGCGGTGTGGGCGGCAGGGGCATCAATGCAGTGGCGGACATTCTCGCCGGCAAGGTCAACCCCTCCGGCAGCCTTGTGGATACCTACTGCTATGATAATGCCTCCTCTCCTGCAATGAAAAATTTTGTTCCCACTGTCTACGGCGGCGATACTGCAAAAATCCCGGACAGTGCCGAAACCTATATGATCTATCAGGAGGGGATCTATGTAGGCTACAAGTACTATGAGACCCGGTACGAGGATCATGTAATGGGAACGGGCAATGCAGGAAGCTACGGTTACAGTGACGATGTTGCATTTCCCTTCGGTTATGGTCTTAGCTATACGACCTTCTCCTACAGGAATATGAAGGTGGAATATAACGGGGAAAAGGACAGCTTTTCCGTGTCCCTTACGGTGACCAATACAGGAGCTGTGCCGGGGAAGGAGACAGTGCAAATATATTTTCAGTCTCCTTATACCGGCTATGATATTGAAAACGGCGTAGAGAAGGCGAGTGTTGCCCTTTGCGGATTTGGAAAGACTTCTAATCTTGCACCCGGTGCATCCGAGACGGTTACTGTGCTTGTGGATAAACGGGATCTTGCTTCCTACGATGCCTACGGTGCAGGAACTTATATTCTGGATAAAGGCGACTATTACCTGACTGCGGCAACGGATGCCCACGATGCGGTAAACAATATTCTTGCCGCCAAGGGCTACACCGCGGAAAATACGGCGGGTCGTATGGACGGGGAAGGCAATGGGGCGCTGTGCTATAAGTGGGTGCAGGAGACTTTTGACAGTAAGACCTATGCAGTCAGCCTTAACGGTACGAAAATTGAAAACCGGCTCTCCAATGCCGACATCAATCTTTACGATGGGGTAAAGGAGAAGGTGACTTATGTAAGTCGCAGCAACTGGAGCGGTACGATGCCTTCAAGTATCCTGAAGCTGAACCTGACGGACAAGCTTACAGGAGATTTGCAGGACGTGCTTTACGATCCTGCGGACTATCCCAAGACAGAAATGCCGGTTCTGGGCGCAAAAAACGGGCGGAAGCTTTACGAGATGATGGGTCTTCCTTACGACGATCCCAATTGGGAGCCGCTGCTGGACCAGCTTCGCTTTGATGATATGGTATCTATGATCGGTGACAGCTTTCACTGGAGAATGCCCGTAGAGTCAGTAAATGCCCCCGGTGCCCGGGACGAGAACGGACCGCAGGGACTCACAGCAGCGCTTTTCGGTGCAGGGCTTGGGGACATTCAGCCCACCGCCTTTACCTCCGAGGATGTAATGGCTGCCACCTTTAATACAGAGCTTCTGTATGAGGTGGGGCGTGTCATTGGCAACAACTGCCTTGCAGCAAATGTGGTCTGTCTGTACGGTCCGGGAGCAAATATCCACAGAACTCCCTATTCCGGCAGAAATTTTGAATATTATTCCGAGGACGGCTTCCTCTCCGGCGAGATGTGTGCAGCAGAGGTCAGAGGCCTGCAGGACAAGGGTGTGGATGTGGTGCTGAAGCACTTTGCCCTTAATGACTGTGAGCAGGACCGACTGGGTCAGGCAGTGTGGGTAGGGGAGCAGGCAGCCCGGGAGATCTACCTGAAGGCGTTCCAAAAGGCGCTGGAGGAGTCCGGGGGCAACGGGGTGATGACTGCCTATACCCGCTGGGGCGCGGTCTGGTCCGGCGGTCATTACGGCCTTATGACCGGGATCCTGCGGGGTGAGTGGGGCAATCAGGGAATGTCCATCACGGACAATATCCTGGTCCAATACTGTAACGGCGCAGATGCGGTGATGGCGGGAGGTGTCACCACCTGCGATGCGATGCTTTGGTATGTGACAAAGCAGCTTCCCAAGTATAAGGACGATCCGGTGATGGTTTCTGCTATGCGGGAGGCGTGCCACCGCAACTTATATGCTCTGGTGAATTCCTCTGCAATGAATGGCATAGGGCCGGATACTGTGGTCAATGCAAAAACGCCGGTTTTATTCACTGCAACTAAGCTGCTGGCAGCGGTGATCGGGGTCCTGTTTGTCTGCCTGGCGGTGCTTTGGTACAAGGGAGCAAAAAGCTGGAAGGAAACGGAGGCTTACCGGAATTATCGGGCGGCACGAAAAAAGAAAGACACAGAAAGTTAA